AATCGCTTTGTTCGACCATTCGAAACCGGTAAAAAAATGGAAGTCGTCAAACAAGCGCTTCGCAATTGTCGTTTTGCCTGTGCCGCTTGCGCCGACGATCAAACCAATATTCCACGGCTCGTTTTCTATTGGAATGTTTACGTCGTAGTCTTTTTTGACCTCATCCATTTCAACATCGAACATGCCTTTTACTTTTTCGGTGCGGAACGTGCTTTGAATGGGCGATGAAATTACAAACTTTGAACGCGGCACTTGTAACCCTCGGCGTCTAGGCGATTGAAGATTTGCTCCTGCTCGGCTTCGTCTTTGCATTCGACAATGACTGAAAACGCTTCGTTGTATTCTTCGTCGCGCAATTCGGGCATCGGTTCGTCATCGAAAATTTTGCCCAATTCGATTGCGTCGAACCCAATCAAGGCCAAATCAAAATCCAATTCGTTTAGCGCTTCCATTTCAACGCGCAGGTTTTCTGGGTCCCAACCCGCGTTCAACGCCAATTTGTTGTCTGCAATCACGTAGGCTTTGCGCTGGGCGTCGCTCAACCCGCGTAGCGCGATAGTTGGCACCGTTTCGAGTCCTAACACGCCTGCCGCCATAATGCGCCCATGACCCGCTATGATCGTGTTGGTGTCGTCTACCAAAATGGGATTTGTGAAACCAAATTCTTTGATACTGGCCGCAATTTGGGCGACCTGCGAATCTGAATGCGTGCGCGAATTTAGCGCATACGGAATAAGTGTCGTCGTTTCGACGTATTCGACTTTCAATTCGGACAATGTGAACCCCTACATATTGCGGTGCTCCCACGGGCACTGCACAATTTCTAGAATCAATCCTATCTCAGAAACAGAGCTGAGGCTAACCGTCCGTAAATTCGTCAATACGGCGACAGCATGGCCTGATTGCTTTGCGCATCGTGCGGCGTGTTCCATGACTGCCGTAATCTGCTCAATTTCCACCTGTGACGCGGGTGCGTATCTCATTTTCCACCTCTTGGGCGGCAAGCAGATCACCAATAAACGCGTGTTGACGTTGCAACAAGAACCTAGCCTTGCTCAACTCAACTGCCATGCCGTAAACCAAACTGGGAGGCAACGTGTGCCAATTGTAGGTCTGGGCGAGCAGTTTGTTTAAGGTGTCATCGGATACATTTCTGATTTCCATGTAACAGTCCCATCCAACCTGTCGCCCCGTTTGTATCATATTTTAGCGTTTTTGTCTACGTCGCTAAAATTCGGGTGGCGGGTCGAGGCGATACGACGCGAACCTTTTTCCATTCGTCGTTTCGACTGTTTCGGTTTCGATTTCCCAACCGATTTCCCGCAAGTCGTAAATGCGTGCCGCTAATCGCATACAACCGAACCGTTCCAATGAATCGAGAGCGGTCAATTCGTCGCCGTTCAGCAACGCCTCAAGCACTTTGTCCGTTACGCTATTCGCCATTTGGTTTTCTCCCATGAGTATAAAAATCGTTTTCGTCCACGATGCTAAAATGGACGTTGGCCCAACAACGCGAGTCAGTTCCCCCGCGATTGTCTTCGCAAATCGTCATCACGTCCTTGCCCGTCGTTTGCCACATTTTCAATTCTCGCAATGCGGCATCATACGTGTGATGCGAAAGCACAGAAGGGCGCATAGCGCGCCCCCCTGCTTCTTCTTTGCAGACGATGATGTAAGACATCACGCGGCTGGCACGATGTTGAAAATGCCCAACGCGTCCATTTGCTTCGCGCCCTTCGCGCGGACGCTGATTAGGCGACGTGCGGGGTCTTGTGAACGCGGGCGGTAATGCGTCATGTAATCGGTGAAAACGTTGTACAGCGCGTATGCGTTGCGACCCAAATCGCGACTGTACGTTGCCCACAGCGCTTTGCAATTTTGCAGAGCGGGCGATTCGCGTAACGGCTCGCCTTGAGGGTCAACGCGATCTTCGAATTTGACGTTTAAAAATTTGCAAATGTATTTGAAGGCGTCCTCATTGCTGACGGGTTTTTTCATCATCGCGCCCCATTTTTCGCTGGCGGTTTGAAAATCCTGAATCATTTTTAGCACGTTATCCGCGCCCTGTTCAACGTCCAACGATTTGGTGTGCAACGAACTGTAAGCGCCAATGACATCGCCCAAAATTTGCCCGTTGAGGCACTTCATGCGCAACCCGCCCGCTTTCGTCATGTAGCGCGTGCTACCGTCGAAACTGTTAAGGGCGCATATTTGCAACGCAGTCGTACTGTCGTCGCCCTTAACGCGTATCTCGTGCGATGGGAACACAAAGTCGACCATTGCGCGACTTCCGTTTTTCGTTTGCTTCACGTTGACGGTTGCGCCTTCAACGTCGAGACCCGACGCTTCGATACTGCGGCAGAACGAACTGTAAATTTCTGCATTCGTAACGACCTTGTAGGTATCCGACACAACAGACATCACTTGGTTGTTCGACGTGTTAATCAGCGCCCGCTTGTTGGGCACGTCGATACCATGCGCAGTTTTGAGCGATTGCGAATCGACATTGAACAGCAGGCCAGCATCGTGAATTTGAGACATAAGGTTTTGATATACAGACATTTTTTGTTACTCCACATTGGTTTAGGTTGGTACAACGATTCGAACTATACGCGCAACGGCGAACGGCGCAACAGTTATGTTGCGGGTTTACCAAGTTTCTTGCAGTTCGCACAACACGTCGATCAGCGCTTCGGCAGTGCAGATCATTTCTTCAAACGCTTGCTGTTCGCGACGCGACGCAACTTCACCGTCTTGATCGACGAGTTGACCTTCATCGTTGGTAGAGTGTTCACCTTCAGCAATAGCGCTCATTATTTCCTGCATTGCGCGGTTGGTGTTTTCGAAACGACAGTAGGACATATTAATCATTGTTTGTTACTCCACATTTGGGTTGCGTTCGCATCGACGAATTCGACGCGATAACGAGACACTACATGCACCACGCAATGGCGCAACCGTTTAGTTGCTGATTTTTTTTATCGTTTTAAATCAACGGGTTAGCTGGGTTTGAACGTGACGATCAATCGTTTTGACCGTCCAGTTCCCAATCTATGAGGATTTCGATGTAATCCTTTGCTTTGCGCAAATCGTCAATGCCGCCCTTGCCGCGCCACCTCGAAATGTAGTGAACGATCTTTGTTTCGCATGGCCCCATGTTGTTTGCCAAGCAAAAATAAATCGGGCCAATTGCCATATCGGCGTAGTGAATGCCTCCAACTTGGCTTGGTTTGTTCAATTTCACGCTATCACCTCCAAAATTACCCAAACGATAATCCAAAAAAAGAGGGCGGCAACGCCCTCATGCTTCAACCAACGTCCGTTCACGACCGAACCCTTATCGCCACCAACTGTCGCACCTTTGCCAGCTTTTCCGCTCCGTCCAATTCGGCTAGCGATTGAACGACCCGCTCAATTTTGATTCCGTATTCGTTCAAATAAGTAATCTTCCACATAACAGGCTCCTCCCTTAGTGCCTAATCTTTGTGATGTTGGTTTGGTGGTACTCGCCAATCGCGTTTGCGATTGTTTCATCCAGCAACATCGTTCCGGCCGCTAAATAACTGCTGACAAACTCGCGCACCGTTTCGTCGCTACCGAGGTCGGACAAGTAGCGCTCCACCACTGCCTTGTCCACGTCTACGGTAAGGTCAACTCTGATCTTCATTAGTGTGCCTCCGCCTTGACCCAATACCCGTACACCATTTTGTCGGTGCAGTCCCATATGTCGTTAGCTATTCCGTGATCGACACAAACGAAGTGATGTGCCTGCCTCGCTATGACCTTGCCATAACGGTACAGGTCATACGTTCTAGCCTTGCGACCATCAAATTTCGGGGCTGGCATCCATCGGTAGCCAAGCGCCTTCAGTGCCGCATCGTAATCTTCTTTGTAGATGCCGCTAGACAGGCGACCGTTACCAGCTTTGCCGCGATTAGTGTATTGACGCAGGTGCTTTTCTGCCGCTTTCCACTCCATGCCCTCTGCGATTGCCAGCGCACGGACGCCACAGTAACCGCCATTGAGTGACCTGTACTCTGATTGCCCACCGTCGTTAAATTGAAAATTGCTTCGTGTTGCCATTAAGCACGTCCTCCCTTGGTTTGTGCATTCCCAATATACACCTACCAAGCAACGTCGCAACATTTTTGTTTCTGTTTGGAATCAAACAGTTAGCTATGCTTCGCCGAGTCGTCGTTCTTGTTCTTTGATTTGGGTTTGTAGCTCTGAAATTTTGTCGCGCAAATCCGCTGTCGTAAGTTTCGTTATGCGATGCTTGGTGTCCGTCAGCCATTCGACGTAATCTTCGCCATACATATCGACCATGTAGCGGCGATAATCGTCGTGGACTTTGCCAAAATAGCGATTGCACATTTTGCATTGCGGGTGAATATTTTCTTC